TCTTCCGGCTGGGCAGTCCAGTTGACCGACTGCTCGCCCACCTCGGCGGCATTGTCGATGACCACGTGAATAGGTTGGCTGCCCTCGCCTGTCGGGATAGGCTGGACGCAGCCGGCCAGGGCCAGGATCAAAACCAGGGCGACCGCCCATCTTCCAACATTCCCAAACCTCAGATTTTTCATCTTGTCACCTCATGTTGAGTAGAGTCCGGGCGGGTTATGCCTGGCTCATGGCTTCTAGTTGTGCCTGCGCCTGGCCGATCCACTTCTCGGCGGTCTTGTCCCCAACCCCATCCAGCTTGGTCAGGTCGGTCAGGTCGGCCCCGGCAAGGGCTTGAAGGGTGCCAAGGCCCCAACTGCGGACATCGCCCAGGTATTTGGCCGGAACAATCTCGGCCACGTGGTCCACCGGGTCGGCCTTGGCCGCGCCTGTGACCTTGACCGGGTATCCACCGGCGTCCAACTCGGTCCATGACTCGGCCACTGGCGAGACCGGCGCATCCTCAGCCGGTCCCACCTCTTCCCCTTCCACCACATCCAGCCGACCGTCTCGAATCCGGATCAGCACCGCCTCGGTGAGACCCGCCGAAACGGGAGCTTCACCAGCGATGAACACCTCTCCGCCAGGGTGAGCCGGGTCTCTTTCCCACAGCACCACCCGAACGGTCCCAGGAGTGCCACGTACAGTCACATAGGACATGGCTCCCCCTTACGCGTTGACATCCATAATCTTCATGGCAGAGGCGTCGATCACGTTGTAGCCCTCGACCTCGCTGAAGGTGATCAGTTCGGTCTGACTGCGGATGAACTTCTCCGTCTCCTGGATGTTCGCCCCCACCTCGTAGACCCGCTCAATGGCGAATCGCCCATCGATGGCCACGATCTTCAAGGCCGGCGCATCGGACGTCCACCCCAGCCCAACCCCATCCCGCAGACCAGGGTTGATCTGGTTGAAGGAGCCAAAGCCGGCAGGTCCCTGAAGCGTAGCCAGGGGCGTGTTGCCGCTGCCCGTGTTCAAGAGCAGCATCTGGAGCGCCACGTCCTCCTGCGCCAAGGCCACACCCATGGAGAAGGGGTTGCTAAACTTCATCTTGAAGGCAAGCCAGCCCTTGAGGGTCAGGGTGCCGGCGCTGGCGGCGGTATCCAGCGTGGTCAGGTTATAGTTGGTGGCCGCCGTGTTGGGGTTGCCATCGCCGTTGACAATGACATCCATGATGGCGGACAGCTTGTCGGTCTCAGCCTGAACGGCGAGGCGGGCAATATGGAGCGCAATCCGGTCGATCCGCATACGCCGCAGCACCTCATAGGTACTTTCCAAACCACGGGCAAACTTGTAGATCACAGTGGTCTTGTCGCTCTCGGTCAGCTTCACAGTCGGGATGTCGGCAGACTGGCCCACCCGCACCAAGCGCTGCTCGCTGGCATCGTTGGTCAGGAAGGTCGAGCGATACGTGTTGCCCGTGATCGGGGTGGTGATGGCCACCAAGTTGGCGATGGGGATGGCGGGGGCGATCTGCGTGTCCCAGCGCACCACGGCGTTGTCGATGTAGGGATTGTTGAAGGTCCCCACCAAGGTGTCGTCAGACCCGTAGGTAGCCCGACTCATGACAGGGCGACCGGTGGCCGCTTCCCGCCACCGGCGCGCAATCCATTCGGGCAGCAGGGCCCGGGTCTGAGGGGACTCGTAGAACTTCTCAAACGTGTCGGCGAAGTAGCCGGCCTGGGGATCCGAGCGGGTGACGATCCCAGCCGCCATCATCAGCCGGGAGAAGGCGTCCAGCCCGTCCTTATAGGGACCGGACGGGTCTTGCTTCTCCAGATAGGCCGAGAGGGACACACCGTCTCTGTAGGCCGCCCGGTAGGTTTCCGGCCCCAGGGAGCGTAACATCTCCTGCGGGCCTGGGGTTTGTCGATCTGCCATGATATTGACTCCTTGTGTAGTCAGTGACTCTTGAAAATGCCGGGCTGTTGCCCAGGCCCGTTAGAACTTGACGACCACCGCGTCGGTGTCGCTGGCGTCGATGATGGTAGCGGACTGGACAGCCAACTCAGCCGCCGTAGCACTGGCCGCAGAGCGCACATAGCCCTTGGCCGCGACGAGCAGGTCGCCGACGATCTTGCTGCCCAGCGTCAGGGTGGCGCTGGTGCCGCCCGGCAGGGTGACATAGCCGTCATCTTGGACGACGGCGTAGTTGTCTCCCTCCACCCGGATCAACTTGCCGATGACCGCCTCGCCGTCTCCGGCCAGGGCCACGGTCTTGGCCGCGCTCAGGGTGACGGCCAGGCCGACCTGGGCGCTGCCGTTGGCTTTGGTGGCGTCATAGGTGATGGTGCTGTTGTCGATAGCAAAGGTGACGCCGCGCCGCCCGATGCCCTCAAAACTGATGGTCTTTCGTGGATCTGCCATGTCGAATGTCTCCTGTTAAATCTATAGAACGAGAATTTTCAGATAGGATGGTCGCCTAACGTCAAACTTTGTAGGCGTGGGGAGGTAGCTTCCCCGCCTCGGTTTCGGGCGTGGGTGGCGTATGCTCGTCACTGGTTTGCCGACCGCTGGGGAATCGACCGTCCCCGCTGGCTTTCCAATCGGCCATCAGCCGCTTGGTCACGTCCAGACTGGCGCTTTCCAGCAGGGTGCGATAGGTGGGTTCGTCGAACTTCTCCCCATAGGCTCGCACCCCCTCGGCCAGGGCATTGGCGATCAGGTCAGCCCGGTAGGCCCTGCCATCTTCGGCCAGCGGGGCCAGCTTGGCGACCTCAGCGGTCAACTCCTGGACCCGCTGGGCGCTGGATGTGCGCTCGGCCAGCACGCCGGCCAGCCGTGCCTCAACATTGGCCCCATCCACCCCGGACAGAGCTTTCTCCACCCGATCCAGCAGGGCGAGACGCTCATCAACCTGGGGCTGGGTACCCTCTTCCTCTTTTCCCTCTTTCTTTCCGTCCTTGTTCATCGATCCCTCCTGTTGTAGATTGGCCCCGGTCCAGGTCTGACGTTTGCCGGGCAGTGCAATGCGATACCGATTTTCCAGTAGCTGGACCTGGCGATCATTGAGCCGCCCGGCCTCAGCCTCTTGCTGCGCTTTCAGAATGGCCGCCCCAGGGGTAGCACCGTCGAATACCCCGGACACCTCGGCCAGGTGAGCAGCGTAGACCCAGGCAAAGGCCACTTCCGGCTCGCCTCGATCCCCCTTCTCGTTGACCGGCACATACTCGAAGCCGGGGACATGAAAACAGTCCCAATCCCACATATCCCGCCCACAGATGCTGCACCGGAAATCCCCGCCGAAGAAGCCGATACTCACATCCTTGACCAGCCCCGTGCGGATGCCGGCGATCAGGTGATCCGTGTTCACCCCGTTGAGCTGCAATCCCCGCACGGTGTAGAAATCAGCGTGGACGGCCTGCACATCCACGCCGGGGATATAGAGACCGGTCAGAGATCGACCAAAGCCCAGTTCGTTGTGGCGATGGCTGTTCTGGAAGCTCACGCCGGCCGCAGCGTCCTGGGCATAGTTGGTCAGGCTGGATTCGTGCATACGGGTGAAATAGGCGTCCATGCGATCGCTCGAAATCTCCGCCCGCCAGAAATAGGGAGGAAACTCATCGAAGACACTGGGGTCCAGGGCGTGGCGTTCCTTGGCCGTGGCCAGCAGGGTGTCCGTTTCTTCCACGGTCAGCACCCGGGCCGGGTGTGCAAAAATCTGATTGTCCGTGTCCATGTCTGCTCCTGGCTGGAAAAATGGCATAAAAAAAGCGGCGAGACGCACTTGGAAGTGCGTCTCGCCGCGGATGTTCAACACCGGGGGCGAAACTATACAGTTTGGGTTCATTGGCCCTGGCGGGCTAGAGACTCGCCGGAAGTCTACACGGCATGGGGCCGACTTTCACCCGCCAGGATCAACTCGATATTGGCAAGCCAAGTATAGCACGGGTGTTCGGGAGATGTCAATAAGTTTATGAATAACGGGTTTCCCGCGTCGTTCCCGTTGCACCTATGTTTCTTGAAATTGACATTCAAGACGATTTTCGTAAGAATGGATCTTGATTCCGTGTTACGAAATCAAATCGATGTCCCAAAAGGATCGAATCATGATGCTCATGACCGTAGGATATGAAGGATTGACCATAGAGCAGTTCTTCTCCCTTCTTTGTGAAAATAATGTAGAAACCCTTGTCGATGTACGGGAACTTCCGTTGAGCAGAAAGCCAGGTTTCTCAAAGACCAAGCTGCAAGAGCTTTCTGAAAAACATGGGATTCACTACATCCACATACGGCAACTCGGCTCCCCCCGCACCATCCGGCATGACTACAGAGAACACAAAGACTGGCGAAAATTCTCCTCCCTTTTTTCACACTATCTTTCGAGACAAGACGAAGCCCTGGAAAATCTCGAACAACGAATTATGACGGAACGCTGTTGTTTGCTCTGCTTTGAGGCAGATCATTCTGTCTGTCACCGCTCCATTGTTGCCGACAAAATGTCAAGAGATATGGATTCAGTTTTCCAGATCAAACACCTGGCGACTACAGACCAAACGAGATCTGCCTCGGCGCATCACTAGCGCCTTTGGGCGGATAGATGATGCTCACGATTAGCCAGTTGCTTGGGAATCGGTGCATAGTCCCAAGCAAAAAGAACATCTCTTTCTCCTCCATCTGTTCTTCTAATTTAATCCTCAAATAGCGCTCCCACTGAAGGCCATAATCTCGTTGGCACCGCCAGTAGAGAGCCCCAACCTCCCAATCCGTGATCATGTGTCGGTACGCTTTCGTCCCATCAGCCGTGTCACATTCATAGCGATAATAGAATCGGTACGGCAGCTTGCGAAGCGGAGGACGCTGGCGAACTGTCTCGCTAGCAAACAGGCCATCCTGCCTAAGTTTGTCGAACTCCTCCTCGCTCCATTCAGGATCTTCTACCGTAACAATATCTAATCCAAGTAAGCGACTCGTCCGAATTACACCTAATGTAGCGCCTATGTCCGAGTCCGATCGCCTATCCTCCAAGGCATCCGGATCCGACACTATGTGCGGTTCCAATATAGGCAGACGCAAAGACCAGTTCCTGGTAGTAGGGATAGGCGCATCAATCGTTTGTATGGAGTCGACATCCAGCCGATAGCTTTCTGGACGGTGGTCATTAGAGGCTTTAACGATCTTTGCCTCGATCCACTGCCACTTCTTGAACTTCTGCTCAGGATCATCCAGTAACCGGTAGGGAATGGGAAACAGCCGCCTCATTTTGCCATCATCAGTAACAGCCGCCACACAATTGGTTTCAATATACTTGGCACTCGGAACGGGGTACGTATTGGCAAGAATCAACAGTTTAGCAGATTGATATTGTGTCGCCAGCATAAGGGGTTCCTTTCTTTGGGTTTTAGTCTTCTCCATATCATGCCAGGTTCGATACCAATCGTCTACCCAAACAGCCCAGGCTGATGCCCCGCATCCTTGCCCGCCTGCTTCGGCGCCTGCTGAAAAGTGATCGATGTAGGAGGCATCTCTACCTTGGCCCCCGTCAGCAAATTCCTGATGGTCAGGATCTGCACCTTGGGATAGGATTGCGCCCAGCCCGACGACTCGTAGAAGCCCGCCGAGGCTGCCTCCGTGACCATCGGACTGCTGGGATCCTCCAACGTGAGGAAGACGCCGATAGCCGCCGCTTCCCGTTTTACCGTACCCACCAGATCCCGAATATCCCGACTGCCCACCTTCCCGCTCTTCACCTGAATGAGCGCCTGCTTGGCCTTGCCCGTGTTGTCGTCGATGAAGTTGATCACCCCGTCGATGCCCTGGTCTGCACCCTTCTTGCCCTTCTTGTTGCCCGCTGCGCCGCCCACGGGCCGGGCCTGGATCAGCGACAACGCCCACCACTGGAACTGATAGCGGTCTTCCTGGGCAAGCTGTGCCGCACCGTCCACAGAGACGGGCTCCCCGATTACATCATAATCCTGGCCGGCCACGATGTTGAAGGCGTCTCGCAGCCGGTACTTTTGCAAGGCGATGGATAGATGGGTGATGTCGATGCCCACCCAACGCCGGTCCAACTTCTGGGCCGCCGCGATAGTGGTCCCGCACCCGCAGAAGGGGTCAAGGATCAGGTCGCCCGGATTACTGCTAGCCTGGATGATGCGCTCTAACAAGGCCTCGGGTTTCTGGGTGGGGTAGCCCAGGCGTTCGGCGGCCTGGGAGTTGAGGGGAGGAATGTCTGTCCAGATATCCCCCAATGGCCTTCCGCGCTGTTCGTCTATATACCTTTTAAGTTGAGGAACACGGCCCGGTTTAGTTTGTACAACAATCCCCTTGTTGTAAGCTTCCAACATTCGATCTCTTGTCCATCGCCAGACTTTGGTTACTCCGAGAAATTCGTAGGTCAGGTTCGGGCGATCACTGTTGGGATTAATAAGATTGTCGAGTCGGTATAGACGACCATCCGAATCCCTGTACCTGTATTTTGATTTTGTCTTCTCATCAAGATTTGATTCGTCGTATTCTTGAAATAATGCGGAATCATTCCACACTGATTCATCACTCTTTTGGTATACAAGGATAGCGTCGTGGTTGTTGGCTAATCTGCGACTCATTAGACTTTTTGAAATAGTTCGTTGCCAAATTATCTCATTGCGAAAGTTGTCTACACCAAACACCGTGTCCAAAATCACCTTCAAATAGTGGCTCGCCGTAGGGTCACAATGCAGATATAGACTCCCCGTAGACTTCAGCACCCGGTGCAACTCCACCAACCGAATCGCCATCATCACCAAATAGGCCATCATCTGGTTTGTGCCGATGAAGCTGCGCATGGCGGCGATCATGGTGGCCACCTCTGGCGTGCCCTGGGTCACCAGCTCGTTGTACGCGGTCTCCGCACTCATTCCCCAATGCCACGTATCGTCAAAGGCGGCAATCTGGGCGTCAGATTCGCTCCCACTCTCGTTCTTGAACAGCACATTGTAGGTGCGGCTAGAATTGAACGGCGGGTCCAGATAGACCAGGTCCACCGACTCCGTGGGGACGTACTCCCGCAGGATGTCCAGGTTATCGCCGTAGAAGAGGGTGTTGCGTTTGATGGATGGGTGCATGGTGGTCTACTCGCTTGGGATAATGAGGGTGTGAAGGGCAATAATGTCGTTGTTGTCGAACTAGGCTGTTCACCAACGGCGTCGGATTGAACGTCTTTGCTGATCCATTGCTTCTTCTTGCTCTGTATATTCCAACAGGTGGGAGTGTTGATTCAGATATTCCCACGCCCAAGGTTGAATGTTGTAGGCAAATCCATCCATACTGCCCAACGTTGACGCAAGATGGATTACATTTATGAACACAAGCTCTTGCGTAACGCCATCGGCATAATCCAGAACTTGACTCTTCGTTTGATTCCCGATATAGCTGCGCAGTATTCGCTTCTCTTCATAGGTCAAATGATGCAATCGTTCTCGGTTGATCTTGCGCAATTGTCGCCGGCGATAAACATGTCGCTGCCACGACCACAATTGAGTAGCTATTCCTGTTACGACAACCACAGTGGAAATCAGAAAAATAAGTCCGATCCAAGATCTGAAAGAATCCACAAGCCCATCAAGCCCCAATGTACTCAGAGAACTCTTGGACCCAAAAAGCATGAATCCCGTAGCGAGAACTACTGGAATAAGGTATTTTGGGGGCAATTTCAAAGCATCTAGAACCTTACTCCAATCCATACCCATGTGCCTCTCTATTGAGATCGTTGTCCTGAAATAGCTCACAAAAAAAACAAAAATCAGCCGCATCCCCTCATTGAGAGAATGCGGCTGATTGCTCAAACGCCGGACCTATGCTAAGATTGCTCTTAACACTCCGTAGCCACATCTATGGGGGAAATACCCATGTCGAACGCCGCCCATCGGTTTCCAGCCACGGGGCGGCGTTTCGCTTTGTGAACCGAGTATATCACTCTCCCCACAACTGTACAAACAACCCCCGGCCAGCCCTTAGACAGATCTCCCATTGCCCATGAACAAAATTCGTGCTAGGATCTGGGCTATCGCTACCTTTTTTCCCGACCCGCCACAAGATGAGGAGCCAACCCCATGAAACAATACTTACCCACCGTCCTCATCACCATTGTTGTCATTGCCGGCCTCTGGTTCGTCGTGCAGGTCAGCCAGGCCCGTGAAAGACAGTCGACCATTGCGTACCTTGACCGCATCTCCGCCCCGATGGATGCGACCATTCCGGCCACCAGAACCCTGTACGCGGCTATCCGCACGGACGGGCCCAAGATCAGCGACTTTGACCGCTACCTTGATGCAATGGGCAAACTACAGACCGCCGTGGTCAATATAACCCCACCCGACAACATGACCACGACAAACAGGATGCTTCTGTCCGCCATCGATACCTGCACAGAAAAGGCCAAGGCCGCACGGGACGCCATGAACAAGGCCGGATGGGGAGCCTTTGCCAAACCCTATGGGCAAGCATTCATGGATCGATGTGACGCGGCGATGGATGGCGTATATCTACCCGGTCGGTAAGCATAAGCCCTGGGGCCTTTGCGGCCCGTCACAAGGAGCAAGCATGAAACCAGTTTTGACGATCCATGTAGATACCGCCCGGACACGATACCTTGCCGAAGAGATGGCCAGGGCACTAGATACAACCTCAAACCTTGATTTTAGCCCCGACCCACCCCGGTCCCAATTCTATCTGTCGGCGGTGGCGGGCCTGGTCGGCATCCCCCTGCGCTACTGGCCCACCTTTGACCAGCAGCCCCCGGCCCCTTACCTGCCCATAGACCGGCTGGCCATCACCGCCAAAGAACTTGCGTCCTTTGGCATAAATCTGTCAAGTAAGATTCAGCCATCCCGGCAGGGGGCCAAGGTTGTGCATGCACAACCTGAGAATCTGCGCCGGTACAGCGGCAAGGCCCAACTGCCAGCCACCGACCGCCACGCCATGGCTCCGCAGCTCTCCATCACCAACTCTCCGGGACTCCACGCCCGGCGATAGCGCCACACACGGACCGCCCCAGGACTTTACCTTGCAACAGACAGGCCCAGAAGTGGGGGAGGGGGGTTAATCCTCTTCCACTTCCGGGCCTTATATTTTCACTCTGTATAACACGTCTTATACCGAGTGAATCACACCCGGCTCAAACACTCGCACCTTGTACAGCCTAGTCGTGGTGAATGTAACGATCTGCGTCTGGGCTTCTGGCCGCGGTCTCCATCCGCAAGAATGGCAGAAGGAGATCTGTTCGCCTGCGAGCGTTTCCAACTTTGATAACGTGGCCTGACACTTCGGACATGGCAGGTCTATCGAGATCGTTGAAGTCATACCTCTTGTTGCTCCTCTGCGAGTGCTGGCCAGTACAGTCCCTCCCACTCAGGCAGAGATTCGTCGGACAGTGCCTGATTCAGCAACGCAGGGGCAACAAAGTACAACGGCCCATGACAGGCGGCCTCTGCTTTGTGCTTCATATCGAACACACCCTGAAATTCCCATAAATTCGGCAAACCCAATGACTTGCCGACAATCCAAAGCAAAATGTCTTGGTCTTCCATGTCCTTTTCCTTTCTCATATCGGTCCACCCTGCCGTCTATCGTACCCGTGCGCCCCTCGCCCATCTACCCCATGAGCTATCCGCCCATTCTGCCGCTCGGCCTTGGGGGGGACCGTGCGCGGCGTCCCCATGTAGGTCTCGATGGCGGCCAGTTCCATCAGCCAGGCTCGCCGCCTGGACAGCCATAACGCCCGCTCTTCCTCGCTCATCTCCCCACCCCGCTCCATCGTGACCGCCCGCCCCGGCGTAGAGGGTGGCAAGTCCAGGAAGCTCTCGCCGATAGCAATCAAGGTCAGCAGCCGCTCCCGGTGCCGGCGCATGTCCAGGACTTCCGTCCCTAGCAGTTCCCGGATCTGCTCAATGGACATGACCGTTTTGTCCTGCTACCCCATCCAGCACCCGATCTAACTCCGCCCGGCTGCGGGCCTGCGCCTTGGGGATGATCAGCGGGTTCCACGTGGCCGCATTATCAATGCATCCGGGGCAATGCTCCGCGCTTGAAAGCGTCCAGTAGCAGAAAAAATTATCTTCGTCCTCAGTTATAGACCAGCGGCAGCGGCAGTTCGAGTTGTGGGCGAACAGCCCTTCCACCACAAACGAATGGTCCTCTTCCACGGTCAGGTCATAGAGGTCGGTGTCGGGAGCCATTGGGCCAGCAAAGAAGATACTTACCTCGTTCCTGCTTTGGCCTTCTGCGCTGAATGATAACAACCGATGCTGCAATACTCGCCACTCCGATCCTTGCGCTCCCGTCTCTTGAACGTCTTCCCGCAAAACTCGCATTCCCGGTCCGGCCATTTGGAGCGAGCCAGTATCGACCCCGGCCTCGCGTGTAGTTTCCGATGCGCGGTTGATGTTAGCATTTGCAGATTGTCCAAACTGTCGTGCGTGTGATTCTCGTCCTTGTGGTGAATGTGATAGCCCGGAGGGATTGGCCCATTGGCCTTGATCCAAGCCCACTGGTATCGGTAGATGGTCCGCTTCCGCTTGCCGTCCCAATACCACGTATACATCCTGCCGTCCTGCGGCCTCGCCTGCCATAGCGTCTCCCATGACAGATCGTCGAACGTGGTCCGGCGTGCCAGCCCCGCTTCCCGAAGTCCTTTGGCTATCCGGCTGCGTGTCTTGGGATTCGTCCATTGTACGAGCGCCTTCTTGCTCATTCCGCAAGATCGGCATTGTTCCGCCCTGCGATCCTTGGGGTTGCCGCATTGACAGACCGAACGACATTCCATGCAAAGATCCGTCTTCCCCTGATTTCCCAGCCTCATACCGCACTTGACACAGTACTTGATCATGGTGATTTCCTTTGGCAAACGCTAGAACATCCGTGCTACTCAAAGTATATACCATGTCGCTCGAATTGACAATGCCGTTGGAGTCCTGCCAACCGGAGGAAGTGAACCATCGGTGCGTATCCGTTGCTCCCACCCATGCTCCGTTGGGCGACTTGATCAACACCTGATTATGTCCGCCCTGGGAAGGCTTGATAATGGTCGCCGTCACCTTGCGCCACCGCATCTTGTGCGTCAGCACCATCTCGCCCACCGTCACTTCAGCGATGGGCTTCCACCCATCCACCAAAGTCAGCACTCGACTTGCCGGTGTGGTGATGCAGAGGCATTGCGTCTGACCGTCTCCCGGATAGGCCGGCAACGTTGGTAGCCCATAGGCCAGGCCCAATCCCCGCTCATAGCTTTGCGTGCCGGCATCAGCGTACATCTGGGCCCGGGCCAGCATACGCCCATCGCTCACCGTGCCCTGGGCAATATCCTCAGCGAAGTTTTGCAGATACCCGTACTGCCCGGTGATGATCTCCTCAACAATGGGCAAGTCAGCCTCCATCACCATACCCACCCCGCCACGCCCCAGCATAAACTGGTTTGTGTGCGTGTTGCGCACCATGTCCTGCATGTCCAGCAGCCAGCGCTGTAGACTGGTCTGCCCGTCCAGCATGGCCGCCGTGATATTCCTGGCCTCCGCCCGCACCTGAAGGGTATAGGCATCCCGGATCTCAATCAATTGGTTGCGGGTCAGGGTCACGCCCGTGCTTGTGTTCACATAGCGCCGAGAACCCGTGCGATAGATCCACAGGGATGCCCCCACCAGCCCGGCCAGGGCCGCCCACAGGTCCCCGGCGTCGTTATCCGGGGTAGCAGCCAATAAGCCCGTGTACTCCTCTTGCAGCCGGTCCCACTCTTCCAGGGCAAGCAAAAGTTCATCCACATCCAGGGTCTCTTCGGGGGCATCGGGCAAGGGCTTGTCCGCGCCCGTGGGGATGGTCGTCTTGCGGTCGTGGACGAGCATGGAACGCCTGCTCCGCCCCCGCTGTGACCCGTCCGGTTGATCAGGGATCAGCAGTTGTCCCAACCCGCCCAACCCCTCAATCACCCGTGGCTCAGACTCATCTGCCACATGCCCGGTGACCTCCTGCGCCGCTTCATTTTGGCTGACCCAACCGTTGTCGTACTTGCTCTTGGCATTGGAGATCTTCATGGCTTCGGTCTGGGCGTCCCGCAGCTCCTCACTTGCCCGTAGTTCGGCAAAGCGCACCTTGATGGTCGCCTGGATGCCCCCGGCCTCGCACATCACTCGCAGCAGGTGGCCCATGAGGGATTCCACCAGATGCTGGATGCTCTTGACGCCGGCAGCCATAATCTCCCACTGGCGGTTGGCGTGGGTCTCGCTGGTGGCCTCGTTGCTGCCCATCATCAAGGGCATTGATTTCAGCCCCCGGGTGATCATGCGTTCCAGCGCCCGGAGCAGGGGGTCAATGGCTCCCAAGGATTCGGTTCCTACCGCCCCCACCGGCCGGTTGACCGTGATGCTATCCCCATGGATATAGGCATCGTCCGGTTGTAGGCTGCCATAGACATTCTGGATCTCGGTAAAAGTGGCGTTGATCCACTCCTGCGCCTCATCAGGGCTATCGCGCAGATCTTCGGGCATCATGGAAATAAGCTTGTCCATATCTACCGACACATCCAACCTGGGGTAGCCCTGCTGTTCTACTACCCGGCGCAGGTCGTGGAGCATGGCCAGCAGGAAGAGGGCGGAGAACAGAGCCGACGACATCACGGGCCGGCCATAGGGAGTGCCGGACAGGGGATCGACAGGCACATAGCGAATGGTCTCCAATTCCAGGTTCACCCATTTCCCGTCCTGGAATTGGCCCAACCGCCACACCTGACCGCGCACATCATCCTTTTCCTTGCGGTAGCGTACGGCCCACGGGTCGGGCGCTACCATATCCACACCCACCCGGCCTTGATCCAACACAATCTCGGCCAGCACCGCCCCGCGCATGAAGGCGTTCAGAAACAGCCTGTTGATCTGCACGTCCACCGTGCCATAGAGATTGGTCAGGGTGGTCAAAAAGTCATCCACCAAGGCCTGGGCCTGGGGGTGAGGCGTATCGGTGCCAGGTCTGTACGCCTCGATCTCCCATCCCGGATTGCAAAGACGCCCCCAGTCCCAAAGCGCCTTGCTTACCTCTGGGGAAAGGTCAGCCAGCATATCCATGAGCCGATCCGTGCTGTAGGTGGCGATGGTGTTCAGATCCAGCCGCTGCAAATGCCAGGCCAGATTTTGCTGATTGGGCGGCTCGATGGCATATAGCCCCAGGGCGCTTTGCCCGGACTGATTGCGGTCAAAGGTGATGCGCTTGCCCGCCAGGGACCGCACTTTATCTCTCTCGATGTTAAGATTCTTGGTTGTCATTTACCCCTCCGGGAATCCCAAAACAGACGCCAGTACTGCTGTGTCAATTCGCCCTGCCGATTGCGCAGGCGTTGACGCTCCATCACATCTATGCTCGCTTGCCGTGCCAGGCGCACGGCTTCCAATTCCTCATGTATCTGACGGGTCTCTTCGGTGTCCAGATGCCAGCCGGCCATCACCGCCACCCTTTAACCTTACCCTGGGGGATCTTGTTACCCATCGTTACTACCGGCCTCATGCTGGCGATCGTGCAGTAGTTCTCCGCGTGGGCGTAGTGATCCGCCCCGGTCTCCACATATCTCGCCACCTGTATGCCGTCGCTGCCCCTGGCCACAGTCAGCCGCACTGGGGCTTTCAATTGGTCGTAGTAGTTGGGAATCCCATTCTTGGCATTGGCCGGGATCGTGTTGGCCTGTTCGGTGAACCGGCTTACCGTCTCATCCAGCATCCGGGTACGGTCGGCGTCAACGCGCCCATCATCGTCATTCCAGATCAACGGTTCCTCACCCTTCATCCCCTGATGCCCCAGGCTGTAGTAGCAGGGCCAGACCACCCCATTCCGTTGCCCGGCCTGAAAGCTGCGCACCAACCTGGTCTCCGGATTGGCATCGATCACGCAGCACTTGACCCGGTGGCGACGAATTAGGTGACCCAAATCCGCAAACTCGGCCACCTCTCCGGCAAAGCGCAGGGGCCGTTCCCCGGTCTCCGGGTGCTGGGGTCCTCGAATCACAACATTGAGAACCTTGCCCACGTCCACCCCCATTACACAACGCTCGCCGCCCACCGCCCCCAGTGCGTAGGGACGTTTGCAGGCGTCCAGGATCTCGTCATCCAGGCCGCCCCCTTTTGGCTTGTAGGGCAGTCCCCAATCCTGATTGTAGGCCTCCTTGCGCTTCGTCTCGTCTGTGGTCTGGAGATTGTCCAACAGATCATCCAGACTGATATGGGGCGAAAAGAGCTTGTTCATGTGGAAGCCGACCAGCCCTCGGCCTGGGTGAGCGGCCACCCACTCCCCCGGCCCCAATCGGTCCAACTCCTGGCTGCACCCATCACAGGCCACGAACGCCCGCCCCTGCTCCATGCCATGCCAGCGCACCGGGCGATCCAACTTATCCGACTCGATGATCACCCGCTGCATGGTCATCTGCTGCCGGCGTCCGCAATGCGGGCATTTGACGAACCAATGCCGCTGGTCCGATTCCAGAAACTTGGCATGTACCCCCATGCCTGGGTAGGATGGGGTGGAGATCAGCCTTTCCTCGGCAATGCGGCTGTGGCCCAAACGTTTCTGGGCAATGGACGGTGCCCTGGGGTCCATCTCGTCGAACTCGTCCATGATCAGTACATCGGCGTCGATACTCTTGAGCTGCGGTGCCCGCCCATCCGGTTTGACCATGCCACCCCGCAGGTAAAGATAGCGATTACGGATGCGCTTCAACTGGGTCTGGTCAACCCCTCGCCGTCCCCCGGACCGATTCTCCACAATCATCTTTAGATAGGCGCTGGCTTCGATGGCCGGCGCAATCCGGGCGGCGGAAAAGTCCGAGATCGTGCGCTCGCTGGGGAAGATGTACAGCACATTTGCCCTGCGCTGGTCGGCGGCATGGATGGCGTAGGAGACCGCATACTCGCTCACGCCCAACTGCGCTGCTTTGGAGATCACCACTCGCTGGGCGTCTATCTGATAAAGGGCCACAAGGTACGGGTGGCTCTTGAAGTTGAGCGGCTTCTCTTCGGCCAGGAACGCCCGATGGTCCAGGGTCCAGGCGTAGAGGGGTTCAGGTTCGGCTTCCCCAGCCTGGGCCTGCTCACCGACCAACTTTTCCTGAAACATCGATAGTAATAAGTTTTCCAACGTCGGCACTGATGGCCGCAAGGATGCCACGGTCATCGACGTGTTGCCTCACAATGTCCACCAGGGCGGCGATCATCAGCATGGCTCGCTCGGAGGTGATGTTCATTTGCAGATCCGTCTCTCGTCTGCGCTCGCTTTCCACCAGCTTGCGCCGCTGCTCCATCAGCTTGCCGATTTCGTCCCACTTTTTCACCTCGTCCCCTGCCCCTTCGGACAGTTCACCCAACTCGCTGACCACCTGCCCGATCCGCACATCCAGCAGGGCGATCTCGTCCCGGAGTTCCAACAGGTTGACATCCGCCTGAGCGGTCTGGTACTGGTTGGCAAGCTGGGCGGGCAGATATTTGGAATATCGCCCGTGGCGGAGGTTGGGAGAACCGTAGCCGCCCGGTGTCTTCCCGCCGTGCATGTGGCAAACATTCATGCCGGGCGTGGCTCCCTTTTTACATCTCTCCCCACTTCGCTTCGACTTCGCTGTGCATTGCGCCATTGGATGTCCAAGGGGTTTTTACCCCACCATGAGGGTCTTACCCATCTTCCACATCTGCCCCAACTTGCCCATCCCCGCCCACATCCCGCAACCTCGCCACCTTCGCCAGCGTGTCCCGCACGGCCAGCCACCAGACGAACTGGCAGGAGAGCATGAGGGAGACGAAGACCACCGTGAAGACAACGGTGAAGATGGTCAGGTCGGGCAGTGCGTTCATGGGCAAGGCTCCAGAAAGAAAAAGCCGGAACAAGGTGACGATGGGGATTTCTCCCCCGTCACGCTTGCCCCGGCCTCTCGGCATCTGTCAGGCGGTTTTATTCAGTTACGTGCAAGTTTACGTGCGCTTACGCGCAAATGCGTCTATGTGGTCAATCCTGCGGGCCGGTCCTGCCCCGGCTCTCCCTTTTGCTCCTGGCGTGTCGCCTTGGGCGATTCTTGGGGTGCGCACCCCGCAACCAGTGGAGTCTGAGCCATTGCGTGTCATATCGCCACGCCGCCGCAGGTCTTACCCCTACCCCTTCTTGCCCCTGGGCAACCGTACTGTCATGCCGGGCACCGGGGCCAGGGACAACTGGCGCACCACCGACTTTCCGTCCCCCACCGGCTCCAGATGAATGGCCATCCACACCTGGGCAAAGCCATCCGGAGACGCGGAGGCGGCCCGGCTCAACATCTCTTCAATCGCTGCGATAGTTTCAGGGGACAATAGCATGGGCATAGTTGGCATAGTCCTGATTGTAGCACGAGTGTTCGGAAGATTCAATGGTCTGGTTCAATTCTACGCAAAGTTATGTCAGTTGGTGATCCCCGTCTCCACAAATCCGTCAAGATCGAACCCGGCTGACCAGTCAATTTTCTCCCCGTCGAAGGTGCCGGCAATGGGTATCGACCGACCATCAACAGCCGTCACCCGCTTCCCGCAGAGACAGGTCACCCCTACGGGTGCCGATTCCTCGCTCTCGCCGGTACGCCACACAAAAACGTGTTGCCCATCTGCACATTGTTCCATCAGTCAATCCTCCTATGATTATGATTGTTGAGATTTAGACATTACTGCTGGACAGGAAAGCCCGGCACCTTGCGTCGGTTCAGCTCTGCCCAAATCTTGCGCCCCTCTTCGCCGGATAGTTCGACCTCTGCCAGCCGGTCAAGCAGGCTGCCGGTTGTGCGTTCCGTCAGGTCCAGGGGTGCTACCTCTACCGCTTGCCCCTGGGCTTCTTCCCCATCGTTCGAAGGTGCGCCCGCCCCTGCCGGCGTCCACTCCCCGGCGTGGTAGGCGGTCCGGCGTCGGTGGTAGTAGTCACTGGCGACGGATTGCTTGGCCCGCCAATTGATCGGCCAATCCCTGGGGTGGGTGGGATCGGGTGGGAAGCTGTCAGCCGTGGCGATGACCCGTGCCAAATCGTTGATCCCGTTTGGCTCCCCTTCCAGCGCTTCCGGGTGGGCGGCGAACCATGCGTCTACCACCTCATCCCAACGCAGGGACTCGTCCACCGGGGCGGACGGGGTGGGGGTCAGGTCCAGAGTCGTCCCCAGCCCCGCTTGGGCTTGGGGCAGGAGTTCGGTGTAGTTCGGGATCAGTCGCTCGTATTGAAAATACTTACCTTCCAGACGCAAGGATCTGCCAGCCACCTCATAGGCTTGGTACACTTCATCCTGATAGCCCACCTGCCGGGGTTGCAGTTGGTGAGCGTTGAAGTAGCCCACGTTCCCGTACCCCTTTTTCCCCTGGCGCACGGTCGCCTTGCCCGTCAGGTTCACGTCCAGGGTCTGCGGCCAGCCACCCGCGGCGCTACCCTTGTCCTGAGCCAGAATCAGCAGATAGATCCCCACCTTGGCCCCACGGGTGGCGATGTCCCCGATCTGGCGATCAAACTCGGCCAGGTCCGCTCCAGACATACTTGCCCGCATTTTCTTGAACTCTTCCATGACCAGGAGCATTCTGGTCGGCTGATCGGCCTGGGGCAAGCTGCGGAAGTCCCCGGCCTGAAACTCGTTCAGCAGTTCGTGGCGGCGATCAAACTCCGGGAGCAGCGCCCGCACCTGGGGCAAGATTACCCGGGGATCCGTGCGATGCCACTCCACCACATGCTCCAAGTCCGAGAAGTCTTTCCCGCCCTCCGGGTCCAAGATCACCACATGCCAACCGTTGGTAGCAGCACTCAGGATCACAACCTTGGCAATGTAGGTCTTGCCCTGGCGCTGCCCACCGAACAGGCAGAAGCCGGGATCATAGTTGACATTCCAGCACACCGGCTCCCCCGTTTCCGGCTCGTAGGCTAGGAGCAACTCGTCCGGGTTGCGGTGAGTCTGCAAGGCTGTCCCCAGGGCCGGGGTGAGCATGGCGGGCTTGGGCAGCATGGGCAAGTTATTATCCACCTGATGGCCCGTAGGCTTGGGCGGTCGAGGTTCCAACAGCGCCCGCATAGCCCCAGCGGTCGGGCGGTCAAAGTGGCCGGCCCCCAGTGCCTGAATGTTGTTGGCCTGACGGGCCATGTTGACCGCGGCCAGCCGGTTGCGCTCTTCGTCCCAATCTGGCGAGGTCTGAAAGACCATCCCGTCTTCGGTGAGAGTGTAGGAACGGATATGACCGGGAGCGAGGTTGTGATCGAGCACGATCTGGCGTACCGGGGCATAGGTCAGCCCCCTGCGTCGTCGATTGGCCCGGCGTATCCGATCCCATAGGCCATTGCCTACCTGCCGCCGCTCGATGGGGAAAACCCCGTCACGGGCATAGACCAGCCGGGCGTTGCGTCGCATTTTGACCCAGACAAAAGCCAGGGTCAAGGTTGACCCCCCGACCACCAGGAAGATCAGCGCCCCGGCCCCCACATCCTGCAAGAGCAGAACGTTTTCGTGCCACTCGGCCTGTTGGATGCGCTGCTGGGCGCGCTGGGTGTCCGTGGCCAGGGCATGAGAGAGCCAGTTGCCCAAGGGTATCCCGACACTGCACGAGATCGTGACGACAAAAACAAAGGCAAAGAAGCCGAGAAACATCTGCGCCCAGGGCTTCGGTCGGTTGGTGGGTTCGTCGTACATGGTCGCACCTGATCCTAAAATCTCATTGTTGAGATACATGGTTGCGCAGATGCTCCCGTGGGGCTATACTACCCCACAGGAGCACCTGCTCCGGTAAACTCCCTCAGCCGCCTGCTCTAGAAGGTTAGCGGCTGGGGGAGTTGTCTTGCCAGAGACCCATCAGCGCCAACACCTGACGGGCTTGGTGGGCCTGCCACAGAGGCCGATTGTCGAACTGCCCGGACGGGATGCGGGTCTGTACCTGCACTTCCCCGTCCACCAACTCGACCCGGCATTCGTAATCAAGCCCCGGAATGCTGGCCTCGAAGACTACGGGCTGTTGGCCGAGGGGTTCCAGGTCCTCAGGCGTGAGGGTTGTCGCCCCCAAGAAGATGCGCAAAATGACGCAAAGCGCCTGGGTCTTGTTCTCGGCCATAGCCACGTCAACGGCTAGAGTAAGATTTGGTTGGGATTGCGTCCTGGGATAAGTCTGCGTGATCATGGTTCACTTCCTCCTATTGTATGCGTTCTTCTTTTTCTTGGGAGAGGCCGGCACAGATTCGTGTAGGATCTCTTGATGGACAGGCTGCAACACCAGAACATGGCGGGTCACATTCACGACCCGCATATTAACGCCCTTGACGTTGATTACTTCTTCCAGGGCAAAGTGAGGCCAGTTCTTTGCTTGCTTCTGAGTCACGGAGCGCAAGTCGCTGTCATTGCCAATCGGGTGAAACTCTCCGGTATCGGGATTCATTATGCGTTTTTCCCTTCTTTCCATTCTCGGAAGTCGGTCAATGTGGCCGCAATCGCTTGCTCGGAAACGCCAAGTTTTTTGTACAAATATTCGACAAAGAAGGCGTCATTTTGGGCGGATGCCGCAGCGTTAAGTAGGTTGCCAGCCAGATCCACGGCCTCGTCGATTGTCATGTTGACGGTAAAGTCTGCCCCATTCACGGTGACGATGACGGCTGGTTCGCCGGTTTTACTTGCTACCATACTTTGCACATAAAACACATACTTTGGTTTCTTGCTCACGGTTCGTTCCTTTCGGTTGACTACGTTGATTGAGTTGTGCAGTGTAGGCGGCTGGCTATTCCTTTTCTCTCAATGCCACGATGTCTCCCGTTCGTGAGTTGAGAAATGCGGCCAGATTTTTACCCTTGGCAGGAATGACCTCCCAAGATGACCGCCGGTCTTGCCACGCTTCCACGGCTTCTTCGACTGAATCGTACTCAGGCATACCCAGAAACTGTTCATCATTTTCGGGATAGTAAAAAGCGTATTTCGTCGTTAGTTTCCTTTCGTTGTCATTAGGCTCTTTCCCAGTGCCATTGCACCGGGGACAACGAATAGGCTTGACAATCCCCAATCGTATGGCCAACGCATTAGCATAGGGGAGTCCCTCCCAATCCTTCCATGACACTGGATCGTCACCATTGTCAACACGCTTCCATCCCTCGCACAATGTACATGCGCCTTCTCCCTCGTAAATTTGGACAATGTTCATTGATTCGCCCTTATGTTGTGTCTGTTGGTTCTGCGACGGGCCATCCGCCGCATCTTGTTGTGGTTCCACGTCCAGATTCTTCCGTATCCAGCGAGGCTTATTTCTTCCCTCTGGCCGCTTCCACCTGCCGGATGTAAGCGGCAAAGTTGCGCTGATACCCGATCTGCACCGGGTCGGGGGCGTGCCCCAAGTGCTGCCAGGCGTCCCCCAGGGGTTCGGCGTCTTCTGCCAAGGCAATGGCCTTGTCCAGATGGGCAAGGACGGGATCGGGCTGGTCAGGTTGGTCGGTGGCAATCTTGCGTTTGTGGGCCGCTTCCGCCGCTTCCTCTTTTTGGCTGAACTGGCTGGACAGAATCAGCACTGCCCAAAAAGTCAGTATTCCCCCGACCAGCAGAATCAGCCCAAAGAAGATCCAGAACAGCCGGACGATATCAGGGGTTACGGTGATGGTCATGGGTGATTCTCCTTCCACGGACTGTCTGCATAGAAATGTATACCAATTTCCAGGCCGCTGGGCAGCGTGTGCGGCTGTGTCACCCAATCCCCAGCCCGCAGCAAAAGTCGGTCAACGTCCTGATAACTTAGCGCCCAGAAATAGGGCCCGCCGCCACACTCCGAGCCATAGACCAACACATCCTCTGCGATGGCCTCTTCCTGAGCCGTCATGGGTCTGGGTGGGGCATAGTAGGCAGACAGCACTTCAGGCAATGTGGACGGAAAGCGATTCGATTCAAGTCTGGCCTGCATAGTGCAGAGGACGCCCACAAAGCCATCGACGCCCACCATAGCAATGGGTGCCTCGCCCGCCGCCACCTGAGCAGCATGCAACTGATCGGGCGTGAGCGGGTCACTGCTCGCACCGCCGGCCTGGACGGGCAGGGTGAGCAGAAACAGAACAATCAAAAGGACTATAGTCAACAGCCAACGTACCCCAGTCTCTGCATATTTCTGTTTCACTTCATCTCCATTTCGTAGATTCACATTGCTCATGGCATTAGCCCCCCACCGCCTGGTTCAGTTGAGCCAGGATAGTATCGTATTCGTCGTTCTTCAGCGGTCGCCGTCCTTTCAGATGCTTGATCAAGTTGTGCCACAGGTGATCCGCCAACGTGACCGAGACAAGCTCGCCGGCTTCGGCGGGGGTCGTGACCACTTGCCCGGTCAAGACCAGGTGCGCCTGGCGCAAGGCCGTTTTGGGATCCGGACAATCCGGGAACTGCTTGACGAAACTCTGGTGGCACGGGCTATTGGCGTGGTGGATCTGGGTCTCCCCGTTCTTGCCCACATACTTGTCCAGCCAATCGGTGGCCACCATGCCCCAATCACGGCGGGACTGGCCAGCATCGCCACGGGCGGCGGTGTCTTCGATGGCGGCAGCCTGCGTAGACTTCCCATCTTGGGAACTTTCCGGGCGGAACTTTCCCCCAACCCCCAACCCTGACCAACCGGTCTCCCCAGCCACCGGCGCCGTGGGGCGCTCCCCCTTGCCCACACCCACCGTCACCCGGCCGCCCCCACCGCCGCCCCGCCCCACCGAGGCCGCCTGTTTCAACTTCACTACATCGGCCTTGGTCAGCGGTTCCCCAGCTGCGGCATGTTCAAGCACCTTGGTTCGCACATCGTCCGGCGTGGAGGGCGTGGAGACTTCCAACAGCCCCGCCAAGCTCATCCCCGACCCCTGCACATCGGCCAGGGCCACCCGCTCGGCCAAGCCCATCCACCGTTGCAGAGAGCGCACAGACAGCCGCACCCCGGTATAACTGGGGTCGTCCGGGTCAAACTCGGCTTCCGCCCAGGCCAGAAATTGACCGTGGCCAAGCTGCTCTTTCAATTGGGCCTTTACCGTATTGGCGAGGTTGCCAACCGTCCAGGCATTGACGGCTGTCCGGCGCAAGATGGGTTTGATCTGACTCGCCGCCCCCTGAGCCGTCTGCCGCGCTACGGGGTCTTCGATCTGGTCATAGTCATAGCGCAGAGCATCGACTTCTTGCACATCCATCGGTTGATCGGCCTGGACCGGTTGCCCGGCCCGTTTCTGGTAGAGGCTGTTCATCGACCCACCCCCATCTGGGCCACAACCGAGGCGGCCAGATGCTGGTAGACCGCGGCCACGTCCCCGTTGGGTTCATACTCAAAGATTGTCTGGCCCATGGCCTGGGATGTGCGCACCGCCGCCCGTTCGGGCACGTAGGCCGGCGCACCATCCATGCGGAAGATCTCGCCGGGGTAATCTGTGCTGAACCCTTGGAAGAAGGCATCTGTCACCCGTTGGTTGGTCTGGCAGCGAGTAGGCAGCACAACCCGACGCACGTGGGCGGGCAGGATAGCCAGGGTATCGGCCAAGCTGCTTTGCCCCTTCAGATCGGCCGGCGTGGGCAAGATGGCCAGATCCGCCAGATTCAGCACCATGTCCAACAGCCGTCCAGTAGGCGATGTATCCCAAAGGATGGCGTCGTACTGGCTGAAAAAGTATTCGTCCAACTCGATCTGGCTCTTCAGCCAGGATAGGGGCGAATCGAAGGCCACCAGCATACGTTGGAGCATCTCCG